GGGCGCGCGTCTCCGAACCGCCAAGCCTTAAGGATCGCGTCGATACGGCGTGGGGCGAAATCAAGGCGGGGCTGATCCGCGGCGTGTCGATTGGCTTCCGTGCCCTCGATCACGAGCCGTTGAACCAGAAAGACCCATATGGGCCGAGGCGCTTCCTCAAGACCGAGGTCGTCGAGCTCTCGCTCGTGACCGTGCCGGCCAATGCCGACGCCCAGATCTCCATCATTCGATCCATCGATTCCGCCGCGCTGGCCGCGTCCGGCCATAAGCCGGCGGATCGGGAAACCCCTGCCGGCGTCTCGGCAATCCCGAAACCGAGAAATACGAAAGCCACGAAAATGGAAACCGACGTGATCACCCGCTACCAGAACGAACTGGCGGCCAAGACCGAGCAACGCGCCGCACTCCTCGAAAAATCCGCCGCCGAAGCGCGCACGCTCGACGCTCAGGAAGATGAAACCTTCGAAGCGCTCACCACGGATATCAATGCCCTGGTGAAGCAGCTCGACCGCCATCGCGAGGTCGAGAGCACCAAGGCCATGACCGCCAGGCCGGTCAATGGCAGCGGTGTGCAGAAGTCCTGGGAGGTTGGGCGGCCGTTCGCCGTGGTCAAGGCACCGCCCGAACTGCCGAAGGGAATCCCCTTCGCCCGCTACGCGCAATGCAAGGTGCTCGCCCGCCTCGATGGCATGAGTGTGCGGGAGATCGTGCAGAGCATCTATCCGGACGACATCCTGCTTCAGGAGATGGTGACACGCGCGTCCGTGCCGGCCGCCACCTCGACGCATGCAACATGGGCGGGGCCGCTCATTGGTAATACCGGCGGCGTTGCCGACTTCGCCGAATACCTGCGGCCGATGACGATTCTCGGTAAATTCGGCACAGGCGGCATTCCGGGCCTGCGGCGGATTCCGTTCCGGACACCACTGCTGACGCAATCGACAGCGGCGGCGGCATGGTGGGTGGGCGAGGGCAAGGGCAAGCCGGTGACTCGCTTCGAGTTCACACGGACGGAACTCGCTCCGCTCAAGGTCGCCAACATCGCAGTGGCAACCATGGAGCTCCTGCGCGATTCGTCGCCATCGGCCAATACGCTGATCCGCGATGAAATCGCCAGGGCCATCGCCACGAGACTGGATATCGACTTCATCGATCCGACCAAGGCGGCGGTTGCCAATGTCAGCCCGGCATCGATTACAAATTCCGTCACGCCGATTCCAAGCGTCGGGACCGATGCCGATGCGGTGCGCACCGACATCGCCGCCCTGGTGGCGCAGTTCACCGCCGCCAACAATCCGCTGTCGTCGGGCGTCTTCCTGATGAACAGCGCGCTGGCCAGCGCCTTGATGATGATGATGAATCCGCTTGGCCAGCAGGAATTCGGCAGCGTCAGCGGTGCCGGCGGGACGCTCTTCGGCTATCCCATCATCGTCTCGGACTACATCACGACAAACATCGTGGTGTTGGCCAATGCCAGCGACATCTATCTGGCCGACGAGGGTGGCGTCGATGTCTCGATGAGCCAGGAAGCCTCGGTGGAAATGACCGATACCCCGCTCGGGGACGCTGGCACGCCGGCCGCAGCCGCCACGATGCTGGTCAGCCTCTGGCAGGAGAATGCCGTTGGCTTCCGCGCCGAGCGCACCATCAACTGGGCAAAGCGGCGGGCACAATCCGTCTCGATGCTGAACGATGTTGATTGGGGCGGCACCGAAGTCTGATGCCAACTGGGGCGGCACTCGCCGCCCCTCTTTCCGAGAGGACGTGGCCTCATGGCTAAAGCCGGCAACAGCTATATGACCCGCGCCTTGCGGGCCAATGACAAGCGCTACGCGAAGATACTCGACCGGCTCGGCTATCAGGCCAAGGACGAGGATGTGGCCAAGGTGCGCGCCGAGTATCAGAAGCAGTTCGGCAAGCGGCCGTTCATGGGCTGGGGCATCCGGAAAATGCGCCAGAAGATGGCCGAGGCCGATGTGCCCAAGGTCGAACCCGTGGCGGACGAGTAATCCACGCCGATGGGCTTTGTCTCGCGGGTATTGGCACCGTTCCGGCGCAAGCAGATCACCGCGGTCCGCGGGCGCTATGGCAGCGGCTGGCTGAGCGTCTTCGAATCGTATCCCGGCGCCTGGCAGCAGAACATCGTGATCGAGCAGAACGTCGTCCTCAGCAATCCCGCCGTTTACTCCTGCATCACGCTGATTGCCTCAGACATCGCCAAGTTGCGCGTAAGGCTCGTCGAGCAGGATGCCGAGGGCATCTGGACCGAGACGACGAACCCGGCTTTCACGCCGGTGCTGCGCAAGCCGAACGGATTCCAGACGCGCAACCAGTTCTGGGAACAGTGGCTGCTGTCGAAGCTGACCACCGGCAACACCTACGTGCTCAAGGTGCGGGATGCCCGCAACGTCGTGATTCGGATGTATGTGCTCGACCCGGCGCGCGTCATGCCGCTCATCGCCGACGATGGCTCGATCTTCTACGAACTGATGACCGACGCCATGTCGCCGGCACTTGGCGGTTTCGATCCTGCCGGGCCGAACGTTCGCATTCCGGCGCGCGATATCATCCACGACAGATTTAATTGCCTGTTCCACCCGCTCGTCGGCACCTCGCCGCTGCTGGCCGCCGGGCTGGCGGCAACACAGGGCGTGAAGATCCAGACGAACTCGACGAACCTGTTTGAAAACCGCGCCGTGCCGAGCGGCATCCTCACGGCTCCCGGCGCCATTTCCCAGGAATCGGCCGATCGGAACAAGGCGGCTTGGGAAGCAAACTACGGTGGCGCCAATTACGGTCGCGTGGCGGTGCTCGGCGACGGCCTGAAATATGAGCCGATGGCGATGAATGCCGTCGATGCGCAGCTCGTCGAGCAACTGAACTGGACATCGCAGACGGTTTGCTCCTGCTTCCATGTGCCGCTCTACAAGATTGGCCTCGGTCAGATGCCGACTAACAACAACGTGCAGGCGCTGAATACGGAATACTACAGTCAATGTCTCCAGACGCACTTAGAGGCTATTGAGGAAGTTCTGGACGATGCGCTGGGTATTGGATGGGCCATCGGCCTCGGCACGGAGTTCGATACAGAGAATCTGCTGAGGATGGACACGCACACCCTGATGGAATCCATCGAGGCTGGCATCCGGGCGGGCGTGCTCTCGCCCAACGAAGCGCGCAAGCAGCTCAGTCTGAAGCCGGTCAAGGGCGGCGATACCCCGTACCTGCAACAACAGAACTTCAGCCTGGCCGCGCTCGATGAGCGCGACAAGGACGATCCCTTCTCAAAGCCCGCGGCGCCGGCCATTCCGCCCCCGGCGGAGCCGGAAGATGAGGAGAAGGGCATCGGCGTGCAGCACCTGCTGACACGGACGGCGGAAGGATTGGCAGATGCAGCTTAGTGACGCCGACCAGCTCGCCGATGGCATCGTTCGGCAGGTTCGTGACTATGTGGCGCGGGCCATGGCGCCACTCATGGCACGCATTGCGGCACTGGAGGCGCGTGAGCCACGCGACGGGCGCGACGGACGGGATGCCACAGGCATTGATGGGATCAACGGTAAGGATGGGCGCGACGGGCTCGGCTTCGACGATCTGGATGTCGTTTACGATGGCGAGCGAACGCTGACGGTGCGCTTCATGCAGGGCGAGCGGATGCGGGAGTTTCCCTGCCTGCTGCCGATCGTGCTCGATCGTGGCGTCTACAAGGATGGCAGGGACTACGAGCGCGGCGATGCCGTGACCTGGGCCGGCTCGCTCTGGATTGCGCAGGAGCCTACCGGCGAAAAGCCGGATGGCGGCGGCGGCTGGCGGCTTGCCGTCAAACGCGGTCGCGATGGCAAGGACGCGCCCAAATGACCGCGCTCGTTACGATGGCGCAGGCCAAGACACATCTCCGTGTCGATCACGACGACGATGACGCCGACATCATGCTGAAGGCCGATCAGGCTACCGCCATCATCATTGATTACATCAAGTACCCGGAAGGGTGGGAGGCATGGGACGAGACGACTGCACCGCTGCACATCCAGGCGGCCATCCTGATCATGCTGTCGAAGCTCTACGATGACCGGAAGGCCGGGACAGAGGACAATCCCAACGTTGCCATGGGCTATCTGCCGCCGGCGGTGACGGCGCTCCTGCACCGCTCGCGCGACCCGGCGCTCGCCTAAGCATGGAACAGATCGTCCAGACCGGCGCCGGGCTGCTTGCCGAGAGCGTCGCTTTCGACAAGCGCACGGATGAAGTGGACGATTCGGGAAACTATGTCGGCGCCTGGGTGGAGCAGTTCGCCACGCGGGCGCAGTTCATCTGGCTGCGCGGCGGCGAGGCGGTGAACGCCGAGCGCCTGCAAAGCCGGCAACCGCTCATCGTGCGCATCCGCAAGTCGGCGGCGGCGCTGCTCGTCGATGCGGACTATCGCATCCGCAACATGCGCACCGGTCACGAGTATCAGATCCGCACCGTCACGCCGGACGTGTCGCGCGGCATGGTCGACATCATGGCCGAGGCAGGGGTCGCCATCTGATGGCGTGCAGCAAATGTGCCGAACGGCGTGCCCGCTTTCGCGCCATGTGGGATAGGCAGCGGAGAATCTTGCCGCCGCCAATCGCCAGCGAAGCCCGTGGAGTGGCCTCAGAGTCATCGGGGGCATCCGGACAGCGGACAATGCCTGAAGGCGCTCAGCGGGCTTCCTGATGGCTTCGTCCGTTAAGGTTGTGGGGCGCGAGGCGCTCAAGCGGAAGTTTGAGGCGCTGCCCCAGGCGGCCCAGATTGCCATCCGCGCCGCCATGGAAAAGCAGGCACAGGCCATCGTCGAGATGGCGCAGCGGCTGGTGCCGGTCGTAACCGGCACGTTGCGAGACAGCATCGGATGGACATGGGGCGAAGCACCCAAGGGCTCGATGAGCCTTGCCGTCGTAAAAGCGACCGGTGGTAACGAGATGACGCTCACCGTCTATGCCGGCAGCCGCGTCGGAAAAGGCGGTGCGTTCTATGCGCGCTGGGTGGAGTTCGGCACCATCAACCAGCCGGCGCAGCCGTATTTCTACGTGTCCTACCGGGCCAACCGGAAGAAAGCCAAAAGCGC